GAAAATGCTAGTGCGTTTAGTAAAGCTAGAGTAACACTAGACCGTTACGCTATCATGCAGAAGATCATGAGCGATAATAGTAAGATAACAGTAGATGATCTTAACCCTATAGCATTGATCAAACAGAAAGAAGATACAACGTACTTAGGAGACGGTGGTAGGAATAAAGATGGTATGGTTAAAAGAACCAGAGAGTTAAATACTACAGATATAGGAACTATATCAGAAGCTACTAAAGATAGCGGTAGTGTTGGTATAACTGCGTATATGACTGCTAACCCTAACTTAAAATCTATCAATGGATTGGTAGGAGATAATAAGGCAGCTGAGTTAAAATGGGAGAATATGTTAAGTACTCCTGGTATGTTAACTCCATTTGGCATAACAGATGATGCGAAGAGGCTTGAAGCAAGTTGGGTCTCTATAAACCTTTCTAATTGCTGGGACGCTTTAAAATGCCAATCAGCAGCGAAGACCTTACAGAGTAAGGTAACGTTCACAGACTAGTAAGACCATATATAGAACTATATGGCATACCGCAAGGGAAATGGAAGGATTCTATAATAATATAGGATAAGATATAGTCGAACAGTATATGAAAATATACTACTTATGCAACTTTGCAAGCATTATGAGTTCTCATATTGTACCGATAGATAACATGACTGTTTCTAGAATATTAACAGGTTATGAAACTATTGTACCTATAAAAGCAGGTGGAAGATTTGTAACAGTAGCCGAAGAAGATGGACAAGTTACTAAAGTAACTAAGTCTGCTATTACAGTACAATATAAGACTAAAGGTGAAAGAACATATAGGTTATTAACATGGACTTCTAAAGAAGAAGCTGGAACTTGTTATACACATGAGATGGTTCCTAACTTTAAAGAAGGTGATTACTTCATTAAGGATGACTCTATAGTATACGATAAGTTGTTCTTCGAACCATGTGTATTTAACCCTAGAAGAGTTCTTTATAAACAAGGAACTATGATTAACGTTATGCTATCTGAAGATCCACAAACATGGAATGACTCTATAGCTATAAGTACTGAGTTACATACAAGGTTAGGTACTACACTTACTAAAGTTAAATCACATGTTATAGATAAAAATGATAACGTTATTAACTTAATACAGATAGGTGCTAAAGTAGAACCTAATGATACATTATATACTACACTAAGCAGTGATATTCCATTAGATAGTGATTTTGATCCTAAAGCATTAGGTATCCTAAATGATCTAGCTGTTACATCTCCTAAAGCTAAAGTTAAAGGAACTGTAAGTAAGATAGTAGTATATTATAACTTCGATCCTAAGACAGCTAGTGAGTCTATACAGAAGCTTATAGCGTACTCTGATAAAATACTAATGAAAAACTATGGTTATCCTGGTAAAGTAGGGCCTGGTTATAGTATACAAGGTAAGTTATTAGAAGCTAATAGTATAGAGTTAAAAGTCTATATAGATATTAAAGAGCAAATGGGTACTGGAGATAAATGTATCGTAGGTAACCAGTTGAAATGTACTGTAGGTGAGGTATTTGACTATGATATGACTACTGAGTCTGGAGATAAAATAGATGCTGTATTCAGTAACTTAAGTATATCTGCTCGTATTGTTAATAGTCCTAACTTGATAGGTACTACAGCTACATTACTTAAGAAGATAGAAGATAATGTTCTTAAGATGTATTTTGGATAAAAATAAAAGAGAGTATGAGAGAAGGAACATAAGTTCCTTCTCTTTTTTATTTTATGGTAGTCTTGATGTGACCATAGGTGTTACGATATTACGTAACTGTTGTCCATAGTCATTAACAGCACTACCTTGGTAACCAGGTTGCATACGATTTATAGTATACTTATTGGTTACTTTATGCCGAGCATATGCTAATGCATGATTTACAAGATCTTTAACATACGTGTCAAATTTCTCTAAATCATACCCCGACAAAGTTGAGCGTATCTTCCTAATACGCTCTTCAACCTCATCGGTCAGCAGTCTGACATTTTGGGTAGGAATCTTAAATTCCATATATACTCCTTTCCGATGTAAGCAAATCTACACAGACAGAATGCTAAGAACATTCTGTCTGTGTTATTTTATATTTTGTTTACATCTAAGATATTAGAAGAACATTAGTTCTCCTACTGTAAGAATATATAACTATAATTTTTTTAGTTTGACGTTTTCACTATGTTCAACGTCTGCACTACAAGACTTTGACAATCTATTAAAAAGATATATAGAAGCATAAGGTCAATCCTTATGCTTCTATCTTACAATCTTCTATAAGCTTTATTTGTTTCTTACCCTCGTCATTATCTAACATAGGGTTCAAATGTATCATTTCAGCTTTATTAACGATACAACCTTTATCGGTATAAGTTACTATATGCCCATTAGCTTCTAATAGAACATTATTCTTAAACTTAACATGTACACTACCACTATCATCTACTTTACAAAACTCTATAGCATTAGCTAATGTAGCTAACTTCTGTAGAGTATCTGTATCTAGTGTATGAACTATCTTATCTAGTTTATGATCATATTTCTCTATCCGCATAATACGTTACTACTCCCTGTTATTAATATTCCACCACATGATACTGCGTCTCCTAGTCTTACGATACCTCTACCATTAAGTGTAACCGTAGAACTGTGCCCTTTAGCGGCTCTACCGTGCGTGTGTGGTTGTATCTTGTCCATATATCGGACGACTCCTGTCCCATTAACTGTCATATTAGGACTACACTCCATAGTCCTAGTAGCTGGAAAAGCATCGTGCTCTGATGCTATATCTACTCCATCGCCTCTTACTACTGGTGGCATGTTAATACTCCTTCTTAAACTCTTCTATATTATCAAATGTATACTCTTTACCATTATGAGTAATAGAGTGTTTATAAGGTATCCTACCTTGTTCTGTATCTATATAAGTTACATCTGTTTCTAAGTAAGATATCATAAACTTCTTAGTAGTTACATCACCATTCTTAATAACTGTTAATGTAAGATCAGATGCTATAGTTTCAGTATTGTAGGTTATATACTTAACATTAGGATCCTCTATAAGCTCTTGTAGTTTAGCTAAATATTCATCTTGTGTATTTAACGTATATAAAGCTAATAACTCTTCTTTTGTTACTACAGGAGATGTATCTTCTTCTGTTACTATATCTTCTACTTGGTACGTAGTATACGTTCTTTCTACTTTAAAATTATAAACTTTGTTACTGTATTTATAACGACCTATCTTATCATAGTTACTACCGTCTAATAGTGTTTTCTCTTTAGGGTAGAAATCAGATGCTGGTAGATTCTGATCTTCAAAGGTTTGTACTCTACCCATAACGATACCATTAGATATAAAAATGTCTTTAGGTATATCACCTACTAGTCTCCAAGATATATCTTCTTTAACGAACTTAGTATCTTCTGTAACTATCTTATAGTTCATAAGGTAAGTTTCCATTATAGAACCTAAGTTACTAGTCACGATCTTAGATGCTAACATGACCGTATACTCCTAGTTAATTTGTACTAATGGAGCTTTTATAGTAAATCCCCCGCCAGCAGTCTCTGTAGTATTACCAGAAGTATGTACATCTCTATTACCACCAGTAGTAACTGACATATTGTTATTATGCGTTATTGTTATATCCTGGTTAATATGTATGTTAAGTTTACCTTCTGGAGAACGTAGTTCAAAATAGTTACCTTGTACATCTACTAACGTTACTATACCTTCTTCTGTGTTAATAACTAGATCATAAGCAGAAGCTTCTCCATCATTGTTAGCTGTATGTAGTACTAACTCTTTATTCTTAGTATCTACTAGGAAATAATAACCTTCATCTCCTTTAGCAGCGTTAACATCAGATTGATTCTTATTAGAGAAGTAGTAGATAACTTTCTCTTTCTTGCGCATGTTGATACCTGTAGAACACCAGAAATATTCATCATTACCACCATACTGGAATAGATGTACCATCTCTCCTATCACTACATCTGGAGCTGTTAATCTATTAGAGTTATATAACCCTAACCATTTAGCAGTAACTGATTTACCTTTATCTAGCTGTAAGTTAGTAGTGTTACCTTTAGTATCTTTATATTCTAACGAGACTTTCTCTTTTTCGTTATAATCACCTTCTAAAGAAGGCATAGCTTCTGTCATAGTTACTTCTAACTCGTAACTATCTTCTTGTTTATCTTTAACAGCTTGTGCTATACCTACATATTTAAAATTAGTACTAAAACTATCCATACTTATATTCTCCTATTTAAGTTAATAAGGTCCCAATTCAGATATCAGCATATCCGATGTTTTATAGAAGCCGATAGCTTCTAATACAGTATACATCATATTACAGTTATCTTTAACTATACGTTTATAGTCAACACACCTATTAATCTCATCTGGTAAACCATCTTTACCTAGTAATGATAACGGTACTCTAAATGTACCTATATTCTTTTTGTTATTACGTACTAAAAACTTACTAAATCTTTCTGCTAACTCCCTATCTTCTAAACCATCTAGATAATTTTTCATCTTACTAGCACTATCTAAGACAGAAGGAACTTTAACAATCATATAGGTAGGTTCTCCTGGGTCTCCATATTTACGTTGGAATACTTCTTTCCATAACATATGATGTACATAAGGAGTTAACTCTGGATGTTCTACTCCATCTTTATAGGCTTTAAGGTCTTTGATCTTATCTATAGAGAGTACTGAAGTATCTGCATTCTTAATACGTTGTATAATATCACGTTCTACGTCAGCTACTTGTTGTATATAGCCATGTAGATTTAATAATTTACCTTCTCTTAGAGTTTTACGTATATCGTTAATGATACCATGTCCTATATCTCTATAACGAGGAGATACGTTAGATGCTATAAGGTGTACTCCTTTAAGTTCTAGTTTAGGATTAGCATATACGTTACCTTCTTTTATAGATACATCTGCAAAATAATGTTTAGAAGCATTCATAGTGACGAAGTTGTTCCAAAAGAACTCGTTTTTCATCTTGAGACTTTCTACTCTAGAAGAGTCTATATTCATGTTACCAGCTAGCATCTTGATATAGTGGTCTAAGATTTGAGTTGCTATAGTCATAACAGAAGATGCTATAGCTATAGGATTAGTTATTTTAGTATCATTACGTTTATAATACCAATCTACCCATTCGTCGTAAGTGGCACAAGTACTATCTGTATCTGATAATACTATACAACGTCTCATAAGCTCTTTAATATAAGCTATATTAACAGGAGCAGTGTTAGTAACTAATAACGCTGATATAAAATCTTTATATTCTGTTAATGTTTCTGCTACGTATTTAGCAGTAGAAGCTAACATATCTAAATCTTCTGTACCTACCATCTTTTCATATTCTATAGCTTTACCACGTATAGCGTCAGCACATATATTATGCACGTGAGATATAACGCCTTCTTGAGTGTTATAGATATCTTTAACTTGTGTCTCTGGAGAACTATAACCTGTCTTACTATAAGATAATGCTTCTAAGAAAGTTTGTGTAAATTCTGGGTTATGTTTCCTAAAGTGATAAAGATCATTAGTGTATAACACAGCAGCTAGCTCTAATGGTGTAAATGTACTAACATACTTACGTATATATTCTGTCTTATTAGGAATATTCCAGAACCATTCTGTAGAACGATTGATCATAGACATGACATCATCTACTGTAGGATAATATATCTTATACTTAACCATAACATCCTGAAATGCTTTAAAATCTGTATTAGCTAATATACAAGTAAGGTAGTTAATAACAGACTCTGGATCTATAAATATCTTATTACCAGATACTATAGACTCTGTTACTGCATTACCTATAGATGCTAAACAACGAGTAATAGATGTTAATGTATAGTGTGCTGATGGGTTATAGAGTATAGTACTCTTAGATGCATAAGCACCTGATAGTGAGTTATTAAAGATCTTACGAGTAGCTTGCATATTGTCATAATAGTCGGCTTTCTCTTTATCTCCTATCTGAGTATAATAGAACATCTGTTTCTTATCTTGTTTTCTAGCATTAATGTTAGTACTAATAAACTCTGAGTGTAATGACTTCTTAACAGATGGATGTACATACGTTGTAAAAGATGGTGCTAATACTTGTCTATCATCTTGTACAGATTGTATATAGTCTAAGATAGGTTCAGAGTCTATGAAAGTATCTCCATTTTCATCTTTATTATTATAACGAATAATAGGGTTACCACTACAACTAACATCTGAACTAACGAATGCTTTAACTTTATAGAATGCTTCTTTAAGAGGTAGATTCTTAGTTTTACTTATAAAGTAAGTTGCTTGTTTTATATATTCTTTTTTAGGATCTAATCGTACTAAATATTCTTCAGTAGGATGTTTAAACACATACATATCTATCATAATGTTATCCTTTCTTATATTTACTGTTCATCGATCGAAAACACTAAATAAAAAAATATGTACTAGTATCCTATATAGGATACTAGTACATATGGATAATCTACATCCTGCTATAAGTTACTTTACAGTTCTTGAAACCAAGCTCTGTAAGTTTATCAGATACTATAGAGATATCTGTAGTGTTAGCATTAGGTATCTCTATAACCAGTTTAAGTTGTTCTACTTCGACTATACTATCTTTATCTATATACTCTAATGGTATAAGAACTTGAGTTTTATTAACACTCTCGAAAAGAATGTATGTTAAATCTTCTATATTATAGTCTTGAGTAAGATGTCGTTTCATCTTCTCGTGTAATGTATGTATATCTCTATAGTTAACTGCTTTATCAGCTGTTAAGATAGCTAATATTTTCATACTACGAAATGAGCCACCTAACTCTGTAGGTGCTAATGTAACGAAATCATATCTTCTATTAAGTTGTACCATCTTGAACCTCTTTGTTAATAAAATACATATAGAGAGCATCATGTTGTACATAGGATATATCCTCTATAGGGATATGATTAATAACTATCATACTACCATACTCTTCTATTAAATCACGCAATAAAACAACTATAGCTGCTGGTTCTAACATACCATTCGTAAAATGGTTAAGATCCAAACTAAGTTGTGTTAGTTTAGGTTTAAGGTTCTCGTATGTTAAATCTACTTGCGCTCTACGGGCTGCGGTAGTTATTAAATCTTCTAACCATATACCTACTTGTACATTATTAACATCTTTACCTATACTTTCTAATATCTCTGCTAGCATAGGTAATACGTTAAGTTTGACTAAATCTCCTTGTTGCATAGCATACTCTCCATACTGATATTTTCTCTTATAGGATCTAGAGTGTATAAGATAACATTCTCTAGTACCGATGGAGTTAAGACAGTTAGATCGTCCATAGATAACACGCCTATAACCAACCTAAGTTCTATATCGTACTTATATTTTTCTCTATATATACGAATATCACCTGTAGGTTCTAACGCTGGATCTTTAACTAACTTAATCCATTCTAACGGAAGTATATTAGCCTCAGGTCGTGTGGCTATATCATTCCAAGATAACCCATATGGACGTAGTAAATCAACTACTCCATGTATAATCTCTTCTAGAACGCCAGAAGCTCTTATATTATTCAACTCTTGCATTATAGTATTATCTGTTTGGAATGGTATCTTATTAGTCCTTATGAACATCTCTATATGTTCTAAGTGTATATCTTCTATACTGTAATCAAACTGTTTAAACTTACCATCTAGATAATATAGTAAATTACGATGTGTTAAATTAATAATCATGTACTCTACTATAAAACAGAATAACATAGTATTCGTTTGTGTATAGAGCCTATTAAACTTAGACTCTATCTGATCTACGAATAAGTTATAAAATTTAGTAACATCTATAGTTAATAAACCTATACTAGTGTTATTATGTGTGCCTACTTTACGTAAGAATATATTACGTATATGAACACCTAAATGATCAGATGGTAATATATCACTTACTACATTCTGATTAATCATAAGTTATCCTTATATCGAAGTAAACTCTACTATTAGAGTATCATCTTTAGTTGTTACTTTAGTAACCATTATTTCTCTATAGACTGTATCGAATAGTTTAGTAACTTTATACTCTAACCAATCTATAAGCTCCATGAATCTAGTATTGAAATCATCTTCCTTTACTATCTCAAACAGTTGTATAGGGTCTTTTTTAGCATCTATACCTACTAAATAGTCTAAAGCTTTAACAACTATTTCATTATAGAGTTTAGCTTGTTTAAGACGATCTGTAGAATAGTTCTCTATGATATAGAGTTCTAAGTCAGCTCCATGTATAATCCTATTAAGTAAAGCAGTCCGATACTTAGTAAGATCTAATGTTTTACTTTCTAGTTTAACGTCTACTGGGTTTACCATATATTTATCCTTTCCGTGTTACAAACGTTATTTCGAGATACTCGTTAAGCTTGTATCTTGCTCCTGAGAAGAATGTGTAAAGACTACTCTTTCTAGCGTTGTTATATGTATAGAAAATACTATCAAGGACTGGGTCTAGCGTATATGCTACCCAGTCCTCTATCAGATCTCTATAATATCTTAAGCTATGTCGTTCAAATTCTTCACAAGCTCCTAATGTTTCTGTTACTATTCTTAATATACCTCTAGTCATAGCACCTGGTTCATACTCTATAGAGTCGCCGTTAACGAACTTAGACACTATATAAGAGCTTATTAACTCTTCTATAAGTCTCGTAGTTAATGGTTCGTTAGGCATGTTCTCGAATGGTCTAAATAGTTCTTTTGTCTTATGGGAGATAAAAGAACTATCTAAGTAACAACCTGGGCTAACTCTAATACTACCAGTTGTATAGTTACTAGGATCTTCACCTAGCTCTGCTAGCATTTCTAGTATATCATCTTTAACGCTATCTGCAGAAGCTTCCATTATCATTAAGCATGTAAGTATATCTTCGTGTTTTGATCTAGGTCTCATTTTTATTTACTCCTTTCCTTATGTTAATAGTCTATATAGTATCTACCATCTTTCATGTTAGCATGTTGTGGTGTATGCAATATAGTCTTCTTAGATTCTAGGTAACGATATGATGCTACATCTCCTAATGTAAAGACATGTATATCGTAATCTATAATCGAGAATAGTAATACTTGGTTACGTACTAAATAATCATTAGTAGCAAAGTATTTATCCCATACCTTATCTAGCAGATTAATAATGTCTAACTGTAAATCATCTGGTATCATATCCATATGGGTTTCTTTTAAATAGCTTACAATATCTGTACTATCGTTAAATGGATAAAGCACCCATGATATGTTATTAGTAGTTATTCTTTTATCTTGGTCTCTGTAGAGTTCTAAAAACTCTACATCAGACTCTTCTGCTACTCTACATCTGAAATACTTAAATAAGATATACCAGGTACATATTAACGGACTTAACTGTTCTTCATTTTGTGTAAACTCTCCTGCTATGTATTTAAAGTACCTAAAGGTATTTTCTACCTTTAATAACCGAATATCTATCGGTATGGTAAATAGATGTCTGTAGTTATCTTCAGATACTTTAAAACGCTTTATCTCGTTAAGAGGAACTGGGTTCCTATAGTTAATCTTCATTCGTTATCCTATTACAGAAATTACAATTATCAAATCATGGTTAGTGGGATTGCTACTTGCAGTTATCTTAAGATCTACTTTCTTATCTAGATACTTATTTCTAAAATCTGTTAGGGCGTTAAGTATAACATCAGTACTATATATAGTTACGAATGTTAACCTATCAATATCATGTTGTGATACACGATAAATAGTCTTATCGAATTTTTTATCTATATTAAATCCAAAGGATTCTAAAATCTCTTCTAACATAATATAAATAAACGTTGGTGTATCTAAAAGATTTTTCTTAAACATCTCTAGATGAAATATTACCTCTCCTGGTAAGTATAAACAAAACTCCATGTAAAAAACCCCCTATACTGATCAGCTATGATTAGCTAGTCTGAAGAATAAATATAAACAGAGATAGTAAGCTATAGCTTAC